ATGCGGATAATATGCACAATATCTTTCGTGATTTTGGTTATCCTGATCAACTAACATTTACTAATTTTTGGAATATGTATCGACGTTTTGGGGTGGCTAAAACGGTTATTGAAACGCAGCCTAAATTATCATGGTTACATTCCCCATCAATTAAATCTGATGATGAACAATTCATTGCTGAATTAGATAAATTAGTGACTGATTTAGATTTTTGGAATCGTTTAAAAGGCGTTGATATTCGTCAACGTGTCGGTAAATATGCAGGACTATTTTTGCGTGTTAAAGATGGCAAAACGCCTGAAAAACCATTAACAATGCTTAACGGTGTTGATAGTATTATGGAATTAAAACCATTATACGAATCACAATTACTTGTTGAACAGACAATTACCGACCCGAATGACCCTGATTTTGGTCAACCTAAGAAATATACCTTTATTCCATCGGCTGATGGCAATCGCAACAAAAATGATAATCAGAGTATCGAAATTCACCCAAGTCGTATCATTCCTATTGCGGAAGGCGCTGATGATGGTTCAATTTACGGTATCCCTGCATTAGAATCCGTTTATAACGATTTAATGGATTTACGTAAAATATCTGGCGCTGGTGGTGAAGGATTTTATCAAAATACGCGAAATGCTCCATTCTTTGAAGCGGCAGGTGATTTTCAAATGCCTACTGATACGCAAACGCTTGATAAATTGGAAGCTGCTGTTGATGATTGGTTATCGAAACATCGCAAACGCTTAATGTTGCAAGGTGTTAAACCGCATTATCCTAACATTCAATTATCAACGCCTAAAGAGTTTGCACAAAACAGTATCAATAACATTGCCGCAGGTTCAGATACGCCTAGTGCTATTCTTGTTGGGCAACAAACAGGTCGTTTAGCGAGTGAAAAGGATTCAGATTATTTCTTAACTATCATTCAAGCGCGTAAAATCAATTTCTGTACAAGTGTTATAAAAACTGTTATTGATAGATTAATTAAGTATAAGGTGTTACCTAGCGCAGAATATAAGATTGTTTGGGACGATTTATTAGCATCAAGTGATTCAGCGAAATTTACATTAAGTAAGATGATGGCTGAAATGAATAAGTGGTCTTATGATGCAGGTGGTTCACCAATCTTCACTGAACAGCAAATTCAAGAAAAAGCAGGTTACGATGAACAGTTTAATGAACGCAACGATGTTGGTCAAAATGACCGAAGTGGCGATAAATTAACAAAACCTGATACTGGTACTAACATTGATGACTAAATAAAAAGTCATTGTAGTGTTGATTAAATTATGTTATTTCTTTATTATAACCATAAGTTATATTAAAAACCATTATATAAGGTTAATGTGTGAATAAAAAATTAATCCTTTGTCGCTCAGTGGTGAACAAAGAGCGAATTAAAAGAGAAAATAGAAACGGTATTGAACATATCGTTATCACATCGTACACCTTACCACCTAATATTGTGATGAATGGTGGTCTTTATCCAGAAGATGAAGTCGCCAATTCATTTCACACCTTAGATAGAACCCTTGCCCCCGTTGAGCACCCACAAATTGACGGGCAGTATTTACCTGCAAGTGACCCTATCGCTATCAATGAATTTTATGCAGGTGCATGGAATGAAAACCCGACAAAACTTGAAGATGGTCGCATTGCCATAGATAAAGTAATTAATGTTTCAGAAGCATTAAAAACTGAGCGTGGCAAACGACTTCTTGATAGAATTGACGAGTTAGAAACGAATGATAAACCTCGTGCTATCCATACCTCTGTTGGTGTTTATATCGAAGTTGATGTTTTAGATGAACCTAAATTCAATGCAAGTGGCGATTCTTATTCTTGGGTTGCTAAAGGCATGGTATTTGACCATGACGCAATCTTACTTGATTCTATTGGTGCAGCAACGCCAGAAAAAGGTGTCGGCATTGGTGTTAACAGTCAAAATGTTGACGTAGAGATAGTAACGTGTGATAGAATAAGCGAAAGCAGAAAGCTACCGAATAATTTAAGAACAAATGAAAGTGAATTATCGTTCCATGAAATAACGATGAAGTTATATGATGAATTAAATCTCATATATGAATATACTTACATTGCAGAAGTTTACAACGACACTTTCATTTATGAAAACGAAAACAGCCTATACCAGTCAAATTATACGATTGATAATGGCGATATTAAAATTTCAGATACTCGCTTACCCGTGAAGCGTGTAGTGGAATACAAGCAAGATATTTCAACAATTAAAGAGGACAACGTGATGCGTGATGCTATCATTGCCGAACTAGCGAAGATGGGAATTACTGCTAACGCAGAATTATCCGATGCAGAGCTATTGGCGCTATACAATGAAAAACTAACTGCCAATAATGACGGCAGTGAAGATGCTCAAATGCTTGAAAAACTAACGCAAGTAGTTAATTCAGCTATTGAACCATTAAAAACCGAACTTACTCAAGTTAAGACTGAATTATCTACTAACAGCGATAAAGAGTTAACACAACTTGCAGAAGTTGTTGTAAACTCTGGCAAATACGCAGGTTTAGACCTTGAAGATGTCAAAAGTCTCGGTGCTGAAAAGGTACGCGGTATGGCTGCAAATTGCCAAACAGCGTTTGGAATTAACTCTACATTTAATAACCAAGAAAAAGATGATTCTTTGAACTTGTCTGTTAATGTTGCTGATTTACCAGAATAAGGGGTAAGAAATGGCTACTGTAATTGGAAAACGCGTTATCTTAGCAGGTGGCGAATGTCCTTTATCAGTTGAAGCGAAAGCGCTTGAAGCTGATATTATTGGGGGTATGTCTGTTGATATGACCGCTACTGGCTTACAAAAGAATGCTAATGCAGCAACGGTTAAAGGCGTTTTACCTTTAATTGCTGATAAAGATAGCATGAAGCAAAAAACTGTAGAAGATGCTTGGGCTATCAATGAAAACATGATTGCCTTGCAACCAGAATCAGGCACTTTTTTAAACGTGTTAGTTGCCACTGGTAACAACATTACTAAAGTTGGCACACCGTTAACAGTTAATGGCGCAGGTAAATTCAAAATTGCCGCCCCTGCCACTGATAACGTTTATTGCTACGCTGATGAAATTGTGAACTTAGGCGCAGACGCGCTAGTTCGTGTTCGTTTTGCATAATTGAGGATTAATTAAATGCTATTTACTAAACAATTTGTGCAAAACAGTCGAATTGCACAAGACCAATTAAAACATCGTGATACTTTGCGTATGATGAATAATAGTGCAGAACAAGCGTTTGCGCCTATTTACACACAGCATGGTTTAGCGGTTAACGAAGGTATTATCCCACGCGATGTATACCAAGAATTCGATAATGTTTCAATCGAACGTATGCGTCAAGATGACGGTGATGTATTCTTAAATGCGTTAATGCCATTAGCTCGTGCTGTTAACATCGGTAAACTTGTACTTGAAACTCGCCAAACCTCTGATGCAGGTTTAGCACAAACTTCAATGTCTGGTCGTACTGGCGTTAAAATGGATAACGTCGATTACAGCTATGATGGTTTCATCATTCCAATCCATGACATCGGCTTTGGTCGTGAATGGCGTGAAATGGCGGCTCAAACATCAGAAGGCTTTGACGCATTAGTTGATGATGCGCGTGAAACTACTGCTACATTACGTAGACACTTAGTTGATACATTCCTTGACGGTCATAAAGATGCTAACGGTCAAATTTTAACCGTAGCGGGTCGTTCATGGTCTGGCATTCGTAACGATAGTCGCGTTTTGGCTGTTGACTTAGGTATTGCTGGTGTTAACTTCGACTTTACCGACCAAACTAAAACGTATGCTGAAATTGAATCAGCGTTTAAAGCAGTTCGTGATTTAATGTATATCGGTCAAAAATGTAATAAAGAATTAACTTATTATGTTTCACTTGAAATTGCATCAAACATGGAACGTAATAGCTCAGAATCTTACAATTCTGAAAAAATTCTTAGCCGTTTAGCAGGTTTATTAGGTGTTGCAGGTATTGAAGCATCAAGCAAACTTTCTGGTAATGAATTTTTCGCTATGCCTAACGATGGCTCTGTTCGTCCGTTAGTTGGTATGGGCGTTTCAACAATCGCTTTACCTCGTCCAATGTATAACAGTCGCCATGAATTTGCAACTTCTACTGCAATGGGTTGGAGAGTAGATAATGATTACTTTGGTCGCACTTGTGTATTATACGCATCATAAGGATTAAATTATGGCAGCATATATTATCAAACGCTCAAAAGTCGTTTTAGCAGTTAACGGTGAACTACAACAATTTAACGAAGGCGATGAAATCAACCTAAGTGAAAATGTTGCAAAAGGTTTACTCGCTAAAGGTCGAATCGCAGCGAAAGCAGAAAAAGCGACAAAAACTGTCGGTCAAAAATCTAAGTAAATCTTAGGTTACTATGAGAAAGTGGGGAATTCCCCACTTTTCTTTTAAGGGTTATAAATGAGCAGAGTAACGCCAGACGAAGTAAGACAAATTAAAACAACTAAATCAGGTGATGAAGTCATTCAAGTATGGATTGATTTAGCGAATGCTATCATAGATAGTAATTTAGACTGCATGACATCTGATGAAACGAAACTCACCAAAATTGAATTAAGCTTATCAGCACATTTTCTTGAACTTGTTGAACCAAGTCGCGCAAGTCGAATAAAAAAAGAAAAAGCTGATGGATTAAGCACAGAATACGGACGAGCAACCGTATCAAATAGCATCAATGAAACAACGTATGGTTACGCAGCAAACTTATTATCAGGCGGTTGTTTAGCTAATCTTGATAAAGCGTTAATCTCTGTTAAATCAGTAGGAACGAAAGATTATGTTATCTGATGCTGCAACAAGTCAAATTGAACGCTATGGTAGCAAAGGTGTTGCAACTTTAATCAGAACAACAACTGTTTATGATGAAAATACCATGGTGAATACAGCCACTACCTTAGAAATTAGCTTATTAGCTTATGTCGGTAGCATTCCATTTGACCAACAATACGGTGAAAATAAATGGAGCAAAGGCGTCAAAATAATGGCGGCACTTGATGAAGATTTTGACGGTGTTGTCACAGAGAAAGACAGAATTACTATCGGCGTGACCTCTTATGATATTACATTAATAAACCCGAATTACATTAATAATGAATTAGCGTATGTGGAATTAATTTGCCATGGCTAAAGTTACTTATGATTTTGAAGATGAATTAAGAATTGACGCTGTTGATATTGCAGAAGAAATGATTGGTAAATTTGAAAAAGCAGTCGTTGAATTTGCAAGTACAGTGATTAATAAATCGCCAATAGGTATCGAAGATAGCGAAGGTAATTATCAAGCGAATTGGCAAATAGCAAGCAAAGAAAATGATAACGTGTTAGATGGTCGTTTTAAAGCAGGTGTCGCTTATTCTAAATCGAAATTAGAAGGCAAATACAAATACGGAAAAGATATAACGATGTATTTATTTAACAACTCACCTCAAGCGAATGTTATTGAATACGGTGGTTATAAGAAAAACCCAAAACAAGGCACATGGAATAAGTACAAAAAAGCGTATGAAATACGTTCATTAAGCGGTTTTTCTAAACAAGCACCACAAGGTCATGTTAGAATAAATTTACAGAAACTAAATGAAAAATTAAGGGTTTTAGCGCAATGAGTTGGTATAATATAGAATTAGCATTGCAAAAGCGTTTAAAATCAGTAGGTGTATCTGACCCGATATTTTTTGAAAACGTAAAAGAAGATTCGTCTATTGGCGACCATGTTACGTGTAAAAATTTCCCAACAGTCACTACGGCAATGGATAAAACATTAGCAGATAAGCGCACAGGATTTTACCAGGTATCATTGTTTAAATTGACAGATATAGGTAAAAAGAATATCCTTGATTTAACTGATTTAATTTTAAGTTTTTTTAAGTTTGGTGACGAATTGACAGAAGGTGGTGATGTTGTTTTTATTGAAAATTCAACACCAACTCCAGCAGAAGTGCAAGATAAATACTATGTCGTTCACTTAACAATAGATTACAACTCATACTCACAGAGGTAAGAACAAATGGCTACACCAGCAGGAATTAGCAACGGTACTAAAGTAATTTTATCAATCGACACAGGTGGCGGCACTTATGTTCCACTTGAAGGCGAAATGTCACATTCAATGGCATTCAGTAAAGCGATTATTGAAATCACCAACAAATCATCTGATGAATTTCGTGAATATTTAGCAGCAAACGGCACTAAATCACTTGACGTTTCATTAGAAAGTTTAAAATCAATTGATGCTGTTTACGCAGTATTACGCGCAGCATGGTTCAGTGGCGTTGAAGTGCCAGTAAGACGTTCATTAAATGGTTTGGTTTTAGACGTTAATTGTTTAGTTGAATCAATGTCTGATTCAGCAGGTTTAAACGAAGCGGTTAAAACATCATTAAGTCTTAAATCAACTGGCACATTTACTGAGGTTTAGTAATGGCTAACCCAACTGGCTTGATTAACGGCACAAAGTATTTACTTTTGCTTGGCAAAACGCCTATCGGGGCGGTCTTTACGTCAAGCCAAAGTTATACTAAAGCGTTGATAGAAATCACCAACAAATCATCGGAAGAATTTCGCGATATGATTGAGGGCGGCACTAAATCACTTGATGTAAGTTTTGAGTGCTTATTTCAATCGCATGGTGCTTACCAATTAATACGTGATGCGTGGTCAACTGGCGAAATTCAACAATTTGATTTTGCTGTAAATGGTGTTGTGCAAAACTATCCGTTTTATTGCGTTGTTGAAAATCTATCAGATACCGCAGGGCTAAATGAAGCCATGAAAACATCATTTAGTTTGAAATCTAGTGGCGCATTGCTCGATAATACGGTGGTGATTTAATGGCAACTCCAACAGGTGTTATTAATGGCACGAATTGTTTACTCGTTAAGCAAATGAACAATGGTTCACAAAAAATCATTGGCGCATTAATTAGCAACTCGAATTCATTCAGTCGTGCATTAATCGAATCAACCTCAAAATCATCTGATGAATTTCGTGAGTACATGATTGGCGAAGGCACTAAATCTGCCGACCATTCATGTGAGTGTTATTTTAGTGATGATGCTGCATTCTTAGAAATGCGTCAAGCGTGGACTAGCGGTGAAATTGGTAGATACTTATTCGTTTATGATGGTGCGGCTACTGATTGGTTTGATTTTATCGTTGAAACAGATTCAGAAACAGCCAATTTGAATGAAGCGGTAAAAGCCTCATTTAGTCTGAAATCATCTAATCAATTTGAATTACAAAAACTGTTTGAAACATTAACAACTAACGATGATATAAATCTATCAGCGAATGACGCTGAAATATTAGCCGTTAAAGTGTAGGAGAAAAGAATGACTTTTAAAATGACATCTATTGCGAATGGTGCGGCAGTAGAGCAAATATTAAATGACGCTGATGCGAGTGGCGCAGGGAAAACAGGTTTAACAGCCGTTGCTGATTTAGATTCAATTAATAGTAATGGTTTTTTTAGAGCAATAAATACAACATTAAATACGCCAGTAGCAGGGCAATATTTTTCTGTATTATCTAATAGAGTAGCATCAGACGAAGGAACACAAGTAGCAGGGCATATACAATTTAATCAAATTTATTTCAGAAGGCAACAAGGTGGTATTTGGCAACCATGGCAAGAAGTCCTTGCAAGCGACACACTAACAAGTGCTCAAGCTAACACGATTTTGACTGACGCTGATGCGAGTAATGTTGGTAAATCAACACCAACAGTTTCGGCTGACGCTGACGCTGAAACTACTTTTACATTGAAAATTGTTGGTTCATCATGGATTGGCTCACCTTACTCTGGCGTTGATGGAAGTAATCAAGGTAAATTACTAAACTTACCAACAAACGCATCTAATTTATACGAAACGCAACTTTTCTTTGGTATTAATGACGCTGACGACACACTAAAAACGCGCAGAAAGAATAATGGCGTTTGGGATTCGTCATGGCACAGTTATTATCATGATGGGAATGTTGGTAATACAACATTTAATGCACCAGCCCCAACAGCAGGGACTTATCAAGTAAATATTTCTCGTTCAGGTCTAGGTTTAATTGAAATATCGAATTTAACAACTGTTCCAACAACAAATATGCTATTTTACAATCCCAACGGAGCAGTCGGCTCAATCACAACATCTGGAACAGCAACCTCATACAACACAGCATCCGATAACCGCCTTAAAACCGTATTAGGGAAACCGACTGATGCTGATATTGATGCTAAATTTGATGCAATTTACAACACATTTACTACATTCGATTGGGTAAATGGTAGCAACACTCAGCCTGTTTGGGGTTTCTTAGCGCATGATGTTATTGATGCTGGCTTAGATTTTGGCTCAGAAGGTGAAGGTGATAGAGCATTAGCTATCGGTGATGTTTATGAACCTGCCGTTTATAAAGATGTGACTACAGAACAACCTGTTTTTTATAAAACGGGTGCTAAAAAAGGTGAACCTAAACTTGATGCCGATGGCAATCAATTAACGGAAACGGTCACTACTCAAGAATTAGTTACACCTGAGAAAGTCGTTACACCAGCAGGTGTTGACCAATCAAAAGTTGTGCCTTATCTTGTTGCTAAAATTGAACAATTAGAGCGCAGATTAATAGCAGGTGGTTTATAAATGCTATCAATCATATCAACAACAAGACAATTACTAGGTTATCTACTGTTAGCGATTGTCTTATTAGCAAACCCTGTTGGTTGGTATTTTATTTATTTGCTAACCAAAATAAAAACGGATAAGACAGCGTATAATTTGTGGTTAGCAATCGACCGTTTATTTTGTCGCATTTGCCATGGCACGTATCAACGCACTATTAGTGGTTGGGCTGGTCAATGGGCTGAAACGAAGAAACGCTATTACTATCAAGCTAAAGTCATTGATTACTTAGCATATAAATTTATGGACGATAAAAACCATTGCTTTGATGCGTTTTTATGGGAAGTTAAAAAAGGTTTTGTAAAATAAAGGAATAGTCAATGTTCAACGACCCTGTTATCGAACAGTTTCGCTTGAACGCAAACGGTAAAAGCTACACGGGCGTATTTACGTTAGCGTACCCAAACATGACAATTTGTATCGTGTTAGGGTTTACAAGCACACAGCAGTTAAAATTAAGTCAAGTGAAAGCGTTAATTAACCATGTTAAATCGACAGGTAGAAAAGAGATAATCTTCTATCGTGAACGTAGTAATAAAGAAATTGAAAAAAGGATAAAACTTTGAATAAATCAGCATTAGTCACATTCGTAAATGAACAATTAGCAATTAATTCCCTAGCAACTGATGCTGAATTATTGGCGGCATTACCAACACTTGTAACTAAATTAGGTCGAATTGATGGATTAAACAAACTAGATTTAGTGACTATTGTTATCGGTGGCAGTTTAGATGACAGATGCGATTCGATGATTGCTGCTAATGCAACTGCTTTGAGTGTTGAAATAGCAACTAAATTAAAAAAAGCATTAGACCCATTGTTGTTAATGTCTAATTTATACAGAATAAACCTAGCTGTACCAGAGGTTAAAGCCTTATTAGATGGTGCAAGCCCATTAGGTGTGGGGTTATTAACTCAAGATGAATACGACAAAATAATTGCATTAGCCACGTATACACTTAATGATTTCACAGGTACAACTTTATCTGACATTGCTCAAGCGCGATTAGCATACAACCAAGCGAATAAAATATACACTTCAAAAATTATTCAATACAACGGGCAACAATTAAACCTCACGTTAAACACAGAATTACCAACAAATTGCGCGGCTACACTATGGATAACTGAAACAGGTTATTTGCAAGAAAATGCAGGTCGCGCTGTTTATTTGGCGCAAGTGGGGAAATATAAATTAAATTTAAGTGGGGTATCACATGGAGAGTTAGAGGTAAGAGTGCCATTTGCTAATGCTGATTTTGTTATTGGGGTTAACTAATGGCGTGGGCGTTACAGTTTGACGGAGTTAATGACAAAGCGATAATGCTTACACCTTGGGTCGCTAGCGGTGATTTTACTGTATCGGGTTTTGCAGACACAAGAAGTGTTACAGAAATATTCATTGGCGACAACTCAGGCAGTTTAAACTATGTAGCAAACATTAGTAATAATACATTTAGGATAAAAGTTGCCAATGTGCAAGTAAGTGTAACTGGTACAACAAGAGGAACTAATACTCCATTTACATTTAGTCGGGTAGGCTCAACCGTTTCATATGATGTTGACGGAGTAACTGGAAGTTTCACATCATCTGGGACTTTTACACTAGATACATTCGGCACGTATAACAATAATTCACTACATTATGGTGGCAGAATGTATGGAGTCTGGACACTATCAAGAGTTGGTGACGTAAGAACTTATGATTTTGATGCCTCAAATCACAGTGCTGGACAGCCTGCTGTTACAGACACATCGGCTGGGGCAAACAACGCTACAGGTGTTAATTTCCCAACTGATGGTAGTGCTTGGGTTAATTTAGGCGGCGGCTCAATACTAATAACGATTGATTCATTATCACAATCACAAGCATTAGAACAAATAACAGTTACGCCAACTTATTCATCAACAACGGTTACAGTTAATAATGCAAGTCAACAGCAATCTATTGGTCAAATAAATTTAACACAATTAAATAAACTTGTGATTAATAATTTATCACACCAACAAACCGTTGAACAATCATTATTAACTCAACATAATAATATTGCCATTGATGGTTTATCAAACGCACAAACACTTGATTCAATAAATTTAACTCAAGCGTATATTTTAACGATTAATAATTTATCGCAATCGCAAACAACTGAGCAGGTGACTACAACTACATTAGGTGTCGTGAATGTTAACAATACGAATCAACAACAAACTGTTGAACAACCATCATTAACACAATTAGGTACAGTAGGTTTAGATAGCGTTAACCAACAACAAACATTAGAGCAGATATTATTAACTGAGCATTCAACACTAACGCTTGATAGTTTATCTCAACAACAATATGTTGACCCAACGGTTTTAACGTATGCAGCAAAAATTTTATTAAATTCGTTATCACAACCACAAACCGCACAAGATATTAATTTATCAACCATTAATATTGTGACGATTGATAATCTATCAAATCAACAAATGATTGATTCGATTAATTTTGGTGGCGTTATTGTAGGTTATTTAGCAGGTGAATTATCTGTTGTTTATGCTTATAATGGTGATATTATGATACAAAATGCACTAACAGGTGATGTTAGTATTTTAACAAATTAAATACTCTTAGGAGATTGTAAACAATGGCTAAATCAATACCATTATCTAACATAGACTTAATGTTAGCAATTTGTGAAGGTGACCAACTTCATTTATGCTCGGCACAACCAACAACATTTGCAGAAGCAACAACCACTTACCAACTAGCAACATTTACTGTTATCGGTGGTAATTATGTAAAAGCAGCAGGTGATGTTTCAGGTCGTAAAAATACACTTGCTGCATTAACTGGAGCAACCATTGATAATACAGGTACTTGTACTCATGCCGCAGTAACAACATCGACAGGAAGTGTGTTAGAGTTAGTTACCACAACAGTGAGTCAATTATTAACAAGTGGCGGCACAGTTGATACTTCTGCATTCGCTCACGAAATACAACAGGCGGTTTAGTCATGCGTAAAATTGAAATACTAGAAACAATCAAAGAAGGTGTTATTACTCGTCAAGAAGGTGATATTTGTTCGATTGAAAAATCACTTGCTGACGTTTATGTCAAAGCAGGTTTAGCTAAATGCGTTGAAACTGGCGAAGTAGGCACGCGTGATTCAAATAAAACGCATACCTTAGTTGACGTAAATTCAATCGTAACGAAAGTCGGTATTGTTTAATGTTAAGTCCGAACAATTCAATCACATTTAGTCACACATTAGTTAACCCGATTACAGGGTTAAATGTGAATAATGCAACGGTGACGATTGATATTCAAGATAGCAACGGTGTGAGTATTGCTGAAACAACGCCACCAGCACAATTATTTTTTGTATCTGACGGATTGTACCGTCAAACGTTTGCTAGTTTGTCTGTCATTCCAAAAGAAATGTATACAATTATTGTTGAGGCGGTAACGCCAGAGCCGTTATACTTAACGTGTAAAAAAATGACGAAAGCAACAGATAGAATCTGTTAGATAAATAAAGGGCGAATTAAAAATGAATAAAGAAGGCAAAACAAGTTTTAAATTACTCGGTGTAAACTATGACGCACATTTTACATGGGGCGCATACGAGCGAATTAGAGCAGCAACAGGTCAATGTCCGTATGCTGTTTTTTCTGATGTAGTTCAGCAATCAAGTACACTAATCGAAAATGATTTATTCTCAACACCAGAAGGTATCTCAGTATCTTGTAGTGAATTGGCGCAAACTATTTCATTACATTTTGCATATCATTTACTTTATGAAATGGCGCACCAGGCGAATAAAGCAGTAACGCAAGAAGAAATTCAAGACGCTTTATTGCAAGAAGGTACAGCACCATCAAATATTGTAATTGAAAAAGATGGGCGCGAAATTGAAATTGAATGTGACGGTTATTGTTTTATCGTTGCTGCCATTGCAATGTGGGCGCTTGATGTTGGTGGTAATAAAAAAAAAGCGAAAAACCCGTCTTTCGTACATTTACTAATGTCGTGGTTGAGAAAAACGAAATAAACATAGATTTAGCCTTAGAATACTGCAAAACAGAGCTAGGGCTAAACGCACAAGAATTCCTGAAATCCTCACCTAATTTATTCTTCTCTCACATCTATTCAAAAAATGACAAAAACGATTTAACAAGGTATGATTACGTTGAACAAATACGTTTATTCAATAACTTAAAACCTAAGAGTTAATATCGCATGGCACCAAAAATATCCGTTCAAATGGAGTTGCTGAACAAGAAATATAAAGCGCAACTCGAAGAAGCAATCGGTGATACGAAGAAAGGTCAAGCAACTATTGTTTCTAATCTGAAACGGGTTGAGAATGCCACTTCATCAATGGCAGGTCAAGCAGCGAAAGCGCACGCGGTTGTTGCCAAAGCGTTACAATCTGAGGCACAAGAGGCAGCGAAAACGGCAGCGGTTGTTGAAACAGCCGAGCAAGCGAAAGCGAGAGCGCGAAATAAAACAGCGAGTGACGCGATTCTTGCTGATACAAAATTAAAAAATGCCGAACAGCAATTAATCAACAAGAAAAACGCTGATGCTAATGCGACTAGACGTTTGCAAATTGCAGAAGAAAAGCACGCGATAGCAAAAGATAAAGCTACTGGCGCAGCAAAGCGACAATCTAAAGCGCTTTTAGGTTTGAATAAACAGCTTATTATGGCTGTTGCTGGATATGCCGCATTAGAGGTGACGAGATTACAAGATGCGTGGACTAAAGCAGAAGTTCAGATAAATTCAACAACTTCTAGCGTCCGTGAAGCATTAGGGGTTCAGCAACAACTTTATGACCAAGCGCAAACATTAGGCGTTTCTTACACTGGTTTAGCCTCTAACTTTGGTCGCTTCAAACGTTCACTTGCAGAATATGGCGCGAGTAGCGATGATGTTATTCAAATAACCAGTAACTTGCAAAAAGCCTTTATGATGGAAGGTTCAACAGCTAACGAAACAAATTCAATGATTATTCAGCTATCGCAATCATTGCGTTCAGGTGTATTAGCAGGTGATGAATTTAGGTCTGTTTCAGAATCATCTGGCATATTCCTAAAAGCATTATCAAAGGAAATGAATGTCAATGTAGGTGCTTTAAAGAAACTAGCATCTGAAAATAAAATCACAACGCAAAATGTTTTAAATGCAGCGAAGTCAATTAAAGTTCAAGATGGCGCTATCGAAGAAATGTCTAATACTTGGGGAGCTATTGGCAACAAACTTGTCAACTCTTTAGGTAAAGCGATTGTCGCATTCGATAAAATGACAGGTATTTTAACATTACTTAAAATGTCGCTTACTGGTTGGGGGTTAATCCTTGATGAATTTGGCGACCAATGGGATAAATTTGCAGAAGATAGAAACAAAAGTTTCAAAACCATTGCAAAAGCTTTAGGTTTGTTAACACCTGAAATGGAAATGTACGGTACTGAAACTGAACGATTAGCCGCAGTTACAGAGGAATTAACCAACAAAGAAAAAGCTTTAATTGAATCAAAGAAAAAATTAGCTATTTTACAAAAAATTAGTGCATACCCTAGCGCGATAGCAGGGCTAAAGGTTTATATTGCTACTTTGGAAAAAGAATTAGGAGTACAAAAGGCACTTAAAAAAACATTAAATGAAAAGGTTGAAAAAAATAAACCTAAAGATAAAAAAGAAACGGGCAATCAAGTTGAATCTAAATCTGGTAATTTAGCTATTGACCAATCTAAAAAGTTTGCTAAAGCAGAGCGCGATAGGCTTAAAGGGCGTATTCAATTAGATGAAGAAGCAACACAAGCACAAATAGATAATCTTAAAAAAGTTTTAAAACAAACTGATTTAACTAAAAATCAGCGTAGCGAAATAGAGAAACAAGTTGAATCTTTAGAGGAGTGGAAAGCGAATACAAAACAACGCTATCGTGATATTGAGTTAGAAAAAGAAAAAACACTCAACAAAGAACGTGCGAAAGATGCACTTGAACGTCTTGATGAAGAATTGCGTGTTGAAAAAGAAGGCGAACAAAGTAAATTAGATACTATTTTAGCAAATGTTATTTTACGCAAAACAATAGCTAAAGACGCACTTGATAAAGAAGTACTTGATAAAGAGGCTTATCGCAAACGTATCGATGAAATTGATGCTAATGCAAAAGTACTAAAAGCTGAATTGTTAAAAACAAAAGATGAATTGCTTACTGAAAAGTATGCGAAAGAATTAAGCGATTATGAAAAGTTATTAGGTGATAAAGCAGCCCTTGATTTTAGATATACTGCGAAAAAAGGTGAACTAGAATTACAACAAGTCGATACAGCAGGTTCGTTAGCTGTTAAGCAGTTTCGCTCAAAAACTGGTTTAGATAGCGCAACATATAAAATGTCTGAACGCGCTATGAATTCATTCGCTCAAAAATCAGAGAAGTTTGCGAGAGCACAGTTTAATATTCAGAAACTTCAAAAAGGAACAGAGGCGTTTGTTAATACAAGGGCAGGTGTTACCGCGGCATTATCACATGGTAATTTCCCATTAGCGATAGCAACAGGGATAGCAGGTGCGGCAGAAATAGCAGCGATAGCAAGTTCACAATTTGGTAGTGGTACATCATCAAGCAGTACATCATCTGTATCAAGCTCTGAAACTGATACAGAAGTACCACAAAACACCGAAGTTTCTCTATTAAATACATCTGATAATAGTAGAATGAGAATAGATATAGGTATCGAAGGTTTAGATACGTTAATTGAAGGTGTCGCATTAGGCACTGAGCAATTAAAACGTGATGGCAGGATTGGATAATGATAATAAGTACCAGTAATTTTTTAAGTAATGCAACATTCACGTTAACAACAGGAACACTTGTTGATGGCGCATTAATTGATTTAAAAGACACTAATTTTAGTTACAATTTAACAACGAGTGGCGCAACAACGGAAATTACTTGCGGCTCAACCGTAGCGACTTGTTCATTTGTTGCTGTTCATGGTTTGCGCTATTCTGCATCAACTTGCGATGTCGCTGTTTATGACGGCACAACATTAATAACAAGTGGCACAACAAGGTCAAGTAATGCTGTATTTAAAGTGTCGAGATTGTTCACTAATTTAAAAATAAGATTTACGAATTATGGTGGTCAAGTAACCACATCGTATATTAGTGCAGGTGAATCAATAGTTATTCCTAATAGCGGTGTGCGTGGCGGTCAAAAATTACCGTATTTTGGTTACAATTATAAAGACACTGTTGGCTCAAACCAATTTGCACAACCGACAGATAGATTGCGCGAGCGTACAGCACCTAGTATTTCTTTATCAATACCAACGCCAAATAAAACAGCGTTTGTTCGCAACGAATTATTCAAAATATTCGATTACTATGGCTCGTATGGTCACGTCTCCATTTTAGATTATGAAGATGACGGATTTTGTGGCGAATCATGGTGTGCTTTTGATTTAAGTACAGGTGATGTTTCAGCGCATGGAGCAACCACATTGTTAGCGCCAGTTAAATTATCATTCAAAGCAGGGGTTTAAATGTATCACATTGTCGAAATAGATATGGAAGTCGTAACGAATGATGTTGCAGGTTACGGCACAGCATTAACTTACGCACCAAAAACATTAACACCAACGTATGCAACGAGAACATATAAATTTACTGATGCCCCTCATGTTATACCGCAAAGCGGTGTATTAAAATGTATTAGCTCAGTGATAATAAAAACACCTGTATTGAAAGCAGGTTTAGGTATGGCAAGTCGCGCAACAGCGACAATAGGGTTAACTTATTTTGTTGATGACCCAAACAAAGATGCACCTGCTGTTATTGCTGATTCAGGTACGATTACCAGAGGTTCATACTTTGGTAAATTTAGTTTCAGATACATCATAGCGAATAGAGTTATCCGCGTAAAAGAATACACTGATGACGATGTTTTAATGCAAGAGTATTCTTTTATTGGTGATAAGCTAACTAATTCAGGGAGTGGCAAATGGTCACTCACCGCTAAAGATGTTTTGTTTAGAACGGATTTAAAAAAATCTCAATACCCTGCTTTAGTCACAGGCACATTGCAAACAGATATTACGCAAACAACAACTTCAATAACCGTATTAGAAACTGATTTTGCCGATTGGGATAAAAATAAACACGTGGCTATTATTGCCGATGAAGAAATTTGTGCCATATCCAATATTGTAGATAACGGCAATAATTCAATCACATTAACGGTTATTCGTGGTGGCACAATTAATGTTAACGGACGCATTTATAAAAATACGAATCAAGCGGCAAGTTCAGGCGATGATGTTTTTCGTGGTCGCTATTTTTCTAATGCAAAAATAGAAGATGTTATTTTTGACGTATTCACCGATGCAGGGATAACAACGGCGAATTACAATCCAACGAATATATCGACTGAACTTGATACGTGGCTTGGTTTAAATTATCGCATCAACTGTATTTTCTATGAATCAAATGATACGAGCGATGTATTAGATACAATTTGTAAAGAATTCATGCTCGATATTTTTACCGATGATTCAGGACAAATTCAAGTAAGCTCAACAAGTCAATGGAAAACACCAGTAACAACTTTCACAGAAGGTCGTGAGATTGTTTATAAAACGCAAAAAGTTAAAACTGATGAAGATGCAAGATATTCACGCTCTTTATTTCAATATAATAAAGATGATATAACGCAAGATAAAAGCTACAGAAAATCATCATTAGTTTTTGACCCAACGTATGAAACTTCACATTTTTATGATGAAGTAAAAGTGAAGAAGTTAGCTAAGTCTATCATCTTAGGCAATCAAACTTACGATACCGAATTAGTCGAGGCGACAAATACACGTTTCATTAACCGCTTTAGTGCGCCACCAAAAACATACAGTGGCATAATGACGGCTAGAGCGAGAGCATTAGTTTCATTAGGTGATGTTATTTATATCCAATCAGATGAAGTACAAGGTGCTGACGGTTCAACGAATCTATTAAGGAAAGCGCAATTAATTAATATTGCACCAACGAAAGATGTTGGTCGATATTCATATCAAGCAATGACTTATGATTTAACGGATATTAATCCTGATGGTGGTTTTGTTTTTAACATTGTTAACACAGTAGATTTAAATTTATATTCTATTGCAGGTAATCCACCAGTTAATAGCCAACTATCTGAATACGTTTATATTTTCGATGGTGGTGATTACGGTCAACTTTATAACTTACAAACAATCACGAGTGGTACAGGTTGGCGAACAACTGGTGGCACAGTCACTTTAAATATTGTTTGTATTAATGGTGCTAACATTTCATCGACTGGCGGTAATGGTGGTGATAGTAATAGAGACGGTGGTAATGCAGGTGATGTTCTACTTGTAGAAACGCAAGTTGCAAGTAATGTCATTATCAACGTTTGGACGAATGGAAGTCGAACGATTGCAGGTACGGTTTATACTTGTGATGGATATTTCAGAGCAGGTGGTGGCGGTGGCTCAGGTGGTGACAATGTTGTATTTGAACTACCTCAAGAAACTGCAATCGCTGTTGGTGGTGGTGGTGGTGGTGGTGCAGGTGTATCTGGCGGTAATGGTGGTTTATCTAAAGGTAGTCCATATTTAGGTAGTGATGGTACTGATGGCACAAACCAAACGAACGGTACTGGTGGTTTTGGTGGTTTTGTTTTTGGGGAAGGTTCAGCAGAGAATGGTGGTGACGGTGGTTACTTTGGTGTAGATGGTGGTGACAGTATCACTAAAACAGGTGGTTTAGCAGGGAAAACTATTATCAATAACGGGGCAGCAGTGAACGTTTATACAAGTGGTGACGCAACAAGATTTGTTGTTGGGCATGGCGATGCTAAATCAGGTGGTGATTAAACTACCTTTTGTTATGCTATTATGATATAACTACACTATGGTGATTCGCCCCACCATGCCCTATAATTAGGGATATGGGATATTCAATCGAATATCCCTTCTTTTTACTTAATGATAAAAAAAATATTTACTTTTCTTTGTGGATTGTTTATATTTCTGTTTCACTTTAGAATAACTAGCTATCTTTCAAACAGGGGTTAGGAATGCAAACCAATGAAAATTTAGTATACGGCAGTTTATTAACTATATTACAATTAAAAGAATCACACAGAAAAAATCTAATTGAGCGAGGTTTTACACAAAAACAAATAGAAGAAAACGGGTATAAATCTTTTTTAAGAGGCGGATTAACCAATACAGAGTTTAAAGTATTAGCTAATTCTGTTGAAGAACAAAACGGTTCATTTGATGGAATTGCAGGTTTTTATTTCGATAAGAATTTAGGTGGTTGGGCGACCACTAAACCTGCCATATTGAGAAATAAACGCAAAGAGCAACCGAGTGAACCTGATTTAAAAAATGCCATCGCTATTCCTGTTCGTGATATTGATAGGTCATTAGTTGCAATTAAATTTAGATTAGACACATCAATCACTAAAAATAAGTACATTTATTTTTCATCTAATAAATATCCAAGAGGTACGCAAGCTAAACCTGCCGTACATTTCCCATTACATTCTAATCTAAAAGACTTAACAACTATTCGCGTGACAGAGGGTGAATTAAAAGCGGATTTCCTTACCTTGAACACACAAACATACACGATTTCTATTGCAGGTGTTGGTCAATGGAAAACAGGTGTTGAAGCAATTCTGCGTTTGCCAAAAATTAGAAAAGTTATCTTATGCCCTGATGCTGATAAAAGTGCTGATGTTGACCCATATTCAGGAAAACGTGGCGCAATAAATCAAGTTGCTAGAGCCTTTGCTTCATTTGCTTGTGAATTAAAAGCGCGTGGTTATGAAGTGATGATGGAAGATTGGGATATTGAATTAGGGAAAGGTGCTGATGATGTTATTGCCGCAGGTAATCAAAATTCCATTAGAACATTTTCAGAAAGTGAATTAGAATTTTTTGTTTCGACAAACGGTAAACCTGCTTTCCCACATATTCGAGAAACAAAGCGTGGTTATACATTATTATCAACAAGAGAAAATGTGAAAGCGCTATGCGAATTTATGGGGATTACCTTTCGTTATAATGAGTTAAAACACAGAGAGGAATTTGTTACACAGCGTGGTGAGTATTCACGCTTTGAAATGTTCGATTCTATTGTCAACGTGGTTAAATCGAAAGCCAGTGAATTTGGATTACCTCAAAGTAACATACCTGAATTCATTGATTTGATTTGCCATGACAATCCATACCACCCTGCTAGAGATTGGGTTGATAGTTTGCGGTGGGACGGTGTTGAACGTTTCGATGATTTTTGCGCGACACTTCATGTGGATAAAGATTGGGAGCAAGTAAAAAAGATGTACCTTAAACGGTGGTTGATTAGCGGTGTCGCTGCATTATACGCACCTAATTTTTGGACGAAAATTTGTTTGGTACTTGTTGGTCAAGGTTCGCTCGGTAAAACAACATGGTTAAATAATTTGTTTGGCGATATTAGCGAAGAAGTATTTAAAGATGGCGTTATTCTCGACCCGAGTAATAAAGATTCTCGCATGAATGTGGTTACAAATTGGTGTATTGAATTAGGTGAATTAGGAGCTACATTCAGAAAACGTGATAGAGAAGAACTAAAAGCGTTGATTACTGAGCGCAGAGATACAATTCGTTTGCCATACGGCAGAAAATCACATGATTATAAACGCCAATGTTTTTTCGCTGCCAGCGTTGACCAAGCAACTTTTCTAACAGACCATGCAGGCGATATTCGTTTTGCTTGTTTACCAGTAAATTCTATTGATTGGGAACATGGGCTAGATATGCAGCAAGTTTTCGCAGAAATAAAAGAACAATATTATGAAAAAGATGAAACGTGGTTTTTCAATCAAATGGAAACAGAAGTCGTTAAAAATGCGAATAGTATGTTTAGAGAACTTGACCCATTAATGGAAATTATCGAATTAGCTTATGGTATTGAAAGACCTGATAATGGCTCAAATGTTAGACCAAGAACGGCAAGTGAAATTCTTGATGAATTAATGATTGAAGGTTATTTATCACCAAAAGATTGCAGTACACAGGGCGCTAAAAAGATTAGTGGTTTATTGTCGCAACATTATATTACGCAGCAATCGAAACACTCCAAACACGCAAGACGTTTCTATTTACCTGAAATTCAGAGTAAAGATAAAATAGCACGTATTGGTATGATGGACGCAATGGAAGAAATAAACAAAACATTGAACTAAAAGGATTAAACATGGGCGAAAGACGAAGATATGTTTCTTACTTAGATAAACCTTACAAACAACGTGAATTTTGCACAGGGCAAACATTCTGCCCTAGAAAATGTAGATTCAAACTAACAAAAGCTGATAAGCGAAAATTAGATAAACTAAAAAAACAACGTGTCGATTATCGGGATTATAAAGAATGCGAATACTGGCGTGATGTTGAACTGTTTTTATTAAAAAAGAAAATGCGTTTAGCAATAATTAAGACGATGGAGATAAATTAGTTATTGCATTAAATAAATATTTGTTTTAATATAGCTAAACAAATTAACAACAGGGGCGAAAAATGAATGATTTAGATTTTATGGAAGATATGGCTAATCTTAGCAATGTATCAGAAGATAATATGAAACGTTTAGCAGATTTAGTTGCTACATACAATAAATATCAAAATGCGCTAGGAGAATTAAAAGAGCGTGTTAAAAAAGGCGAAAAGATTATTCGTGAAATTGAAACGGAATTTATCCCATCAATAATGGAAGAAATCGGAATGTCTGAATACAAGCTTGCTGATGGTAGCAAAGTTACTATGAGTAGCGTTGTTGCAGGTCGAATACCAAGTCAAGGTGCTATTGATAAAGCAAAAGGTGATGCGCATGATGACCTTATTGCGAAACGCGCTGAATGTTTTGACTGGTTAAGAAACCATAATGCAGGTTCAATAATTAAACGTGAATTTTCGTTTAATCTTGGTAAAGGTGATGAAAGCGAACAAGCGAAAAATAAGTTGCTTGAAATTGCTGATGAATTGAAATTACCTTATCAAGATGCAGAAAATGTTCACGCAATGTCGCTGAATGCGATATTAAAAGAATTAGTTCAAAATGGTGTTGATGTTCCTGTTGATACCTTTGGATTATTTGTTGGCAATAAAGCCAAAATTGTAAAACCGAAAACTAAACTTTAATTAAATAAAAGAGAAACGAAAAATGGCTACTAAAAAAGAATTAACTGTTAAAGAAGAAGCGAATACTGATTTAGCGATGTTAGGTGATTCATTCATGGATAACATGGACGAATTTGCGAACAATGCTACAGCAGAAGATATGGCTATTCCACGTTTAGCGATTGCTCAAGCATTAAGTAAAATTTGTGAGCGCGGTCATGCTGATTATAACGCAGAAGTAAATATCGGTGATTTTTATGATAAATCACAAGATTTGCATTGGGACGGTGAAGAAGGTGTTTTAATTCTACCAATATCATATCGAAGAACTTACATTGAGTGGAATAAACGTGATTTTGTTGCAGACCATGGACTTGATTTAGCGCTTGTTAACTCATGCACTAAAGATGAAAAAGGTAAAATGATTACGCCTGACGGTGGAACATTAGTTCAAACGGCTGAATATGCTGTATTTGTTCTTGATGGTGAAGGTGGTTATTTCCCTGCAATGATTTCAATGAGTGGCGCACAGTTTAAAAAGTCTAAAAACTGGCAAAGCAAAATCAACAATTTATTGATTGATACGCCTCAAGGTAAACGCAATCCACCTTGTTTTTATAAATCTTATTTGCTTAAAACGCAGCCTGAGAAAAACGACCAAGGTTCATGGTTTGGTTATAATATCGCTGGCGATAAAACAGTCACTGAGTTAGAAAAAGGCGGTGAAATTTGGAAAGCGGCTGTTGAATTTAGAAAACAAATGGACGCAGGTGAAGTAAAAGTTGCCTCTTATGAATCAGAAGGTGAAACGATTGATGAAGATGATGATTCAGCAATGTAATTAGTATTTGATGTTAAAGGCTACTGCAATGGTAGCCTTATTTTTATGGCGAAAATAATGATAGTATTTGATACAGAAACAACAGGCTTAACAAAAGCAGGTGTTATTGATTTATCTGAGCAACCAACGATAATTGAGTTTGCCGCGATAAAACTTCACGATAAAACATTAAAAGAAAAATCACGCATTGATTTTCTTGTCAACCCAAAACAATCACTTGAACCAATTATCACAAAAATCACAGGTATTACTAATGATGAATTAGTGAATGAGCCGACTTTTGGTGAAAAGTATTCTGAACTTTACGATTTCTTTTTAGGTGAAACAATCTGGGTTGCTCATAATATTCAATTCGATTTTAGTTTAATGAAATTCGATTTACAGCGCATAGGTAAAGAGTTTTCATTTCCTTATCCAAAACAATACATTTGCACGAGTGAAGGGACAAAGCATTTAAGTGGTAAACGGTTTAAATTAAATGATTTACATAAACTCGCTACTGGCAAGCCTATTGAAAATGCACATAGAGCAATCAATGATGTTGAAGCGTTAGTTGCTTGTATTAAATGGTTAAGGAAAGAACATGATTTTATCTAAGGAATCACTATGTCAATAATATTAACAAATGAACAACAAAGTGTTGTAAAACAAATAATTGGTTGGTCTGTAAACGGTAGTGAGCGATGTTTCTTTCTTAAAGCAGCAGCAGGTACAGGGAAAACTACAATAATGAAAGAGACTTTACCATTATTACCTGATGTAATAGTCGTTGCGCCAACAGGGAAAGCAGCGAGTGTTTTGCAAGACAAAACAGGCTATCCAGTAAAAACAATTCACTCATTATTATATTTACCAGAAGAAAATATTGATGGCGAATGGCTTGAGTTAAGAAAAAATCACGAAGAAAACCCTGATGATGAACTGGCTAAAAAAGCGTTTTTTGATTATAAATCAAGAATCAATGAAGTTAATTTTATTGATAAGAAAACTAAGTTTTCAGGCAATGCAGTTATTGTTATCGATGAAGCGTCAATGGTTGGTGATGCTATGGCTAACGATTTGTTGAATACTGGCGCTAGGTTATTATTTATTGGCGATGATTCACAACTACCACCAGTTCAACAAAAAGCGTTCTTTCATAATTCAGCGACTACAGCTAGGCTAACAAAAGTCCACAGACAAGCGCTAGATTCTGATATTCTGCGATTAGCTACATTAATAAGAAATGGTGAATCAATTCGTTTTTCTGATTGGGAAACAGGTGATGCGATTATCACAACATCAAAGAATGTTGCTAAAGATGATTGGTTAGCAGCAGACCAATTATTAACTGATACAAACGCACAGCGCAAAAAGTTAAATCGCTATTTTAGAAATGCGCTTGGTTATTCTGGAAATAATTTAATCGAACGCGGTGAGAAAATCATTTGCTTAAAAAATAATTGGGAGCGAGAAATTCCTTTTATTAACGGTGTGCAATGTCATGTTGGTAATGATATTCGCAATGTGGGCGCTGATTTAATGATGGAAACTAATTACGGTAATATGCGTACTGTTGTTTCATGCCCTGATTATTATTTTCGTTGTAATTATCAAATGATGCCTTATATGCCATATTCCGAATTTCAAGGTATGGATTTATTTGATTACGGTTACTGTATTACGGTACATAAATCACAAGGTAGCGAATGGGATAATGTTATTTTTGCTGATTCACGTTATGCCATTAAAACCTATAAAAATGATATGAACGCTAGAGCTTTGTTATACACAGCGATAACTCGGGCGAGTAAAAATTTTACATTGGTGATGAAATGATTAATCTAAAAATAAGAACTGAATACTCGATAGGTACAGCTTATGGATTTTTTGATGATGTTTTTAATTCCCAAAAAACCAATGGTGTCCTGGCAATGACTGATAGAAACAATACGTTTGGTCATTGGAAACTTCAAAAGAAATGTATTGCTGAAAATATTAAACCGATTTTTGGTGTTGAATTGGCGATTTATGAAAGCTTAACTGATGCTAAATTTAAAAAGCAACGCTCCCCTGATAATTGGGTGACAGTGATTGCTAAGAATGATTCAGGTTTAAAAGAAGTTTATGAATTGATGACAGAGGCAACAGAAAATAAATATTATATCTTTCGTTTAAGTTATGATGATTTAAACAACGTGAGTGATAATGTTTATGTATTATCTGGTCAAAATCCAAAGTTTGAATTGATGGATAACATCGAAAACTTGTATGTAGAAGTTAATCCAGTAACAAGACAATCTGTCATTGATGAAGCTGTTAAGTTAAATTTACCGCTAATTGCCACAAGTGATAATTTTTACTTAAGTAATGAACAGGAAAATGTTTATGAAGTCGCATTAGGTAGAAATGCAAATGTTGAAACTCATGCTCAGTTTTTATTGAATGAATCATCATGGAATGCTGCAACGTGCCATTTAATTTTCGACCATGCACAGGCAATAAGTAATACCTATTCAATCGCTGATAGTTGCAATGCGAAAATTCACATGGCGAAAAATGTTAAACCAAAAGTGGATAAAACATTAATTGAATTGTGTGAGATTGGCGCTAAGAAAAAGAATATTGATTTGACCGACAAAACATACAATGAACGATTGTATTACGAATTAAAAATGATACGCGAAAAAGGTTTTGAAGATTACTTTTTGATGGTATCTGATTTGATTGATTACGCAAAAAGCGAAATGATTGTCGGTGCAGGTCGTGGCTCAAGTGCAGGTTCATTAGTTTGTTACCTTACTAACATTACTGAAATAAATCCGATAGAGCATAATTTAATGTTTGAACGATTTATGTCACCAGACCGTTACGACCCACCAGACGTTGATACTGATTTTGAAGATAACAAACGTGATTTAGTGCATCTTTATCTTGAGCGGAAATACGGCATTGATTGTGTTGCAGGTATTGGCACAGTAAACCAATTCAAACCTAAAAGTGCATTGATTGACGCAATAAAAGTGTTAGGTATTCCACTAAACGCCATCAATGAATTCAAAGATTCCGTTATTGAGCGTAGCGCAGGTGATGAACGTGCTACAAAATGTTTATATGATTCATTACATCATACAAATAGAGGAAAGGAATTGCTTAAAAAATTCCCAACTTTAGATATTGTTTGTAACTTAGAAGGTCATACTCGACACGTTGGAAAACACGCAGCAGGTATTGTTGTTACTGATTCACCATTAACAAATTATTGTGCTATTGATAAAAGTACAGGCGCAGTAATGATGGATAAGTATGATGTTGAAGAATGCGGAATGCTGAAACTTGATGCGCTCGGTTTACGCACGTTGACGATTGTTGGTGATATTCTTAAACAAATTGATAAGGATATGGATTGGTTATTAACAAAACCATTAAATGATGTTCGTGTTTTTGATGAACTAAATAACAAGCGATTCGATGGCATTTTTCAGTGGGAAGGTGATGCGCTTAAAGGTTTAACTAGTCAAGTGGTTGTTGATGATTTCAGTGATTTTGTTGCTATTACATCATTAGCTCGACCTGCATCATTAGCATCTGGGGGCGCTCAACAATGGGTTGATAGAAAAAACGGTGAAGAAGTTGCTTATGTTTCTCAAAAATTAAAACCGTTTATTGAAGAAACAAAAGGTGTACTTACTTACCAAGAGCAAGTGTTACAAGCGTGTCGTGAAATTGGTCACATGGAATGGTCTGATATTAGTGGATTGCGGAAAGCCATTGGTAAATCAAAAGGTCGCCAATTCATTCAATCAAACTATGGCGAGAAATTTATTAACGGTGCGGTGAAAAATGGTTTACCGAAAAATGAAGCGGCAGCAATATTCGATTACTTTGTTACCTTTGGCGAGTATGGTTTTAATAAAAGTCATGCGGTTTCTTATGCCTTATTGAGCTATCAAACAGCGTTTTTAAAAGCATATTATCCATTAGAGTTTTATGTGGCTACTTTGCGAAATGCGAAAGATGAACAACAAACTGTTGCTATATTGCGACAGCTTGTGAAAGATGGTTACGAATATTCATCTTATGATAAAGAATTGTCTGGTTTAGATTGGGCGGTTATTGATGGTAAAGTGATTGGTGGCTTAACCAATATTAAAGGGCTAGGTATTACAAAAGCGCGAAGTATTTTACAAAAGCGTAAAATGGATAAACCGTTATTACCGAATGAATCAAAGTTGTTACTCAATGGAATAACACCATTTGATGATGTTTTTGAACGCAATACGTTATGGTCACACGTTATAGAAAATCCAAGTGAATATAATATTGTGAGTAAAATATCTGATTTAGAAGAAATTGATGGCACAAGCCAAGGTACATTCTTGATTTTAGCTAAAATAGCTGAATCAAACTTAACAGACATGAATGATAGTGTACGCGTTGAAAGACGTGGTAATAAAGTAAAAGGTAATTCAATTGCATTAAGCTTATTGCTTGAAGATGATACAGGTCACATAAAAGCTATGATTAACCGAACAAAATATCATACGATTGGTAAGAAGTTTGAAAGTGAATGTATTGACGGTGACTATTGTTTATTTAAAGGTGAAGTAAGCGGTGGTTTTAGATTCTTACACATTGATAGATATGTTAAATTAACAGGGGTAAGTAAATATGAAAGATAAAACAGAAGAAACATTAATTGAGCGTGGTAAAAATTACGGCAGTTTTCAAACAGGTGCTATCACTATGCAAACATTAAAAAGAGTGGTACGTGATAACAGAAATTATCGCAATCTATCCTCTGCGCAATGTGAAGCGATTGACATGATATTACATAAAATTGGTCGTGTTGTTAATGGCAATCCTAACTATGCTGATAATTGGCATGACATAGCAGGTTACGCTAAATTGATTGAAAATCAGATAAATGGTGAGGGTGAAGTTTAATGCTTAAAATAAAAACAAACAGTAGAAACCAACTGATACTTAGTGCTAAATTAACAGCAGAGGTTATGGCTTTTTATGATGATTTTCCATCGTTTAAAAAGTATAACGGTCGTGATTTAATTATCCGACAAACAGGCGCAAATATTGAACATTTAACATCATTCGATGGAGATTTTGAATATGAGACGGACGAAGCAAAGTTGGTGGTTGAAACATTCCTTACCAAAAAAGAAGAAGAAGCCAAACTCTTAATGCAGCGTGACGTTTTAAATAATTCTTATGAACTGAAAACTGATTTTGAATTTGCTCGTTCACCAATGAAGCATCAAGTCGAAGCGTTTTTATTAAGTCGTGACAAAGAATATTTTGCTTTGTTTCATGAGCAAGGATTAGGGAAAACTAAAACTACGATTGATTCTGCCGTATATCTTTACGAAAAAGAATTGATTAATTGTTTAGTGGTTATAGCGCACCCGAATGGTTTACATAGAAATTGGACTGATTATGAAATTCCAGAAGACGTGCCAAAGCGTATTGATTATTCTTGTTTCGCATGGTCAAGTAAGTTTGGTAAAAAGCGTAAAGAGTTAATGTATGAAATGATTGAAAGTAAGGGGAGTGAATTTAAAATCTTTGCTTTCAATGTTGAAGCATTTAGCTCAGATAAAGCAAGAAAACCATTGCTTGATATTTTAAAACAAAATCAATGTATGTTAGTTATTGACCAAAGCGCGAGTATTAAAAATTCACAAGCGAAACGTACTAAATTTTTAGTGAAAGATGCTGCTAATTTTGCAAAGTACAAACGCATTTTAGATGGTTCGCCATTAGCTGAAAATCCTAGTGAGTTGTATTCGCAATTTATGTTTTTGAACCAAGATATTATTGGTCACGACACATGGACGGGTTTTAAAAATGAATTTTGTACGATTGGTCGATTCAATGAAATTTCAGGTTATCGAAACATTGAACGATTGATGTCAAGAATTCAACCCTATTTACATAGAGCGTTAGAAGAAGAATGTTTAGATTTACCGAAACGCATTTATAAAACATTTTGTTATGATTTGTCGCCCACTGAAATGAAAATATATGAAGAACTGCGAGTATCTAAGTTCACATTATTTGAAGGTGATGCGATTGATGCGCCATTACCTATTGTGAAATCAATTCGTATGCAACAAGTCACAAGTGGTTGGTTTTCAGGTCAAGACAGTTTTCGCAGTATTGAAGAAACACCTACCAGAGTTAAGGCGCTAAAAGATTTAATCAGCACCTTTGGTGAAGATGAAAAGGTGTTGATATTCTCGCGTTTCAAAGCTGATATGAAAGTTATTAAAGAAGCGTTAGGCGACGATTGTGTTGATTATTATGGTGATACTGAACAAGAACAACGTGAAATTAATAAACGTGAATACCAACAAGGTAAGGCGCGTTTCTTAGTTGGTAATCAAACTACCATGGGAATTGGTCATACGTTTACCGCGACAAAGCACGTTATTTTTTACGCGAATAGTCATGCTTTACGAGCAAGAATAGAATCAGAAAAACGCGCACACCGCAAAGGGCAAGAAAAACAAGTGATTGTCTGGGATTTAATTGCGAATAACACACAAGATAAAAAGATACGTGATACATTGAGAAACAAAAAACAAGTTGCTGATATTATTATGGGTGACCCTGATTCTTTCTTTATGGGAGATGCTAATGATTAGAAAGGAGATACGAATTGAAAAAGATTTGGACGTTTGCCTTCGAAATGTACTTACAAAGTATGGGAATACTTATAAAGTTGATACTAATGTCGGTTATGGGTTTCCTGATTTTTACTTTGTGGGTGAGTTTACTTGTTGGGTTGAAGATAAAATCGCTGAAAAATTGGGTGACAAAATTAAGTTTCAAGCTGGGCAACCGTCTTGGTTGAGTGAAAACAATAATGTTGCCAATACGTTCATTTTAGTTTATTATAAAAATGAAAATGTTTTTTATTTATACTCAGGTAAAGATGCAAGAACATTACAATTTAACGGTGATGTTGTATCACCATTAGCGACTTTTGATAAGCGCACTTTTAAAGAAATTTACGGGAGATTACATGAATTTTGCACAAGAAATTCTTAAAATAGAAATGTCGGAAGGCGAATATGTTCAAATTATTCGTGACATTTCTAATTGGCAGAAAGTACAGTTATTGTTTGATAATAACAAAGATGAAGATGATTTTTTATGTTATTTAAGAAAAGCCTTACAAGTTGAAATGAAAACTAAACGAAGATGGACTATCATTAAGCGCTTACACCAAGGTTATCATAACCTAGTTCGTCAACGTGAACTTAAATCAATCATGGATATTGTTTAGTACAATATTGCCATTTTTTAAGAAGAAATCGAAGTCTTGGCGCATTGATTGTCGCCAAACTTCTTTACTCTTTTGGTAGTGTACAAAACCGTTAATCATTTTATAAAGCGTATTTTCATACCGCACAGTATAACATTCACCCGTATTCCCGTTTAAACCAATCATATCAATTCTACTGTTTTCCATTTATTTTACCTTTTTATTAAAACAATGTTTGCTTTATTAAGCGTTCTACGTTATATTCTATCACAGTTAGTTAATAATTAAAAAAGGAAAAAGAAATGACACCAGTTTATAAAACTAAATATGCGGCTGCGGCTGATTTATTTTGTAGTGAGAATACAGAAATTGAGCCTCATACTATTCGTTGCATACCAACAGGTTATTTTTTACCTGAGTATTTAAAAGATGAATGTAAAAATCATTACATTGAAGTTAAGCCACGTTCAAGTTTACCAATGAAAACGGGTTTAATTGATACTTTGGGCGGTGGTGTTTTAGATTTAGATTATACAGGTGAGGTTTTCCTTCAAGTCTATAACACGAATAATTTTAATATTTACATCAATGAAGGTGAGCGTATCGGTCAATGCTTATTAAAGAAATTTGAAGATTGCATTGATTGGGAACGAGAAGATAATCAGCGTGGCGAAAGTGGGAGTACAGGGAAATGAAAATCGTTAATGTGATTGATGAAAACGCAGAAGTTATGAGTTTGCCTGATTATATTGCCGCTAAGTTTCGTGGCTCACAAACGAGTTTTGCTTATGCTCAAGGTGTTAAATTACCGCAAGTGACGCAATGGATTAATAAGAATTTTATTGTAGTGAATGATGAATTGCATTCACCAAGACGTAAGTTAAATCAGATGGAAAGTTAGTTATGTTTGAGAAAGAAGGAGTTAAATAAAATGGAAAACGAGCAAGAAAAACCAACTGTCAGTAGTCCGACTTCCACGGCGTTGTTATGTGCATGCACAGGAATAAAAGAAGGAACGGTAACTAGTAAAGAATATAAAGAAGCTTACAGTGTAACAACCATGATGGTGGTTGGTAAGACAATGGTGCCACAAACCATTTATTACGATGAATCGTGGATAATTTATATAAGCAAAAACGGAGAGTACGGCAGTTGCGAGGTAAGTAAAACCACCTTTAAAAAAGTGCAGCCGTTGGATTATGTAAAATGCACATAACACTGTTACTAAGGAAATTTAATCCTTCTTTTACACATTAGACCAGTAATCATAAACCATTGTTTTAGTGTGTGAATTTATTTTGAATACGACGATTACGGGGAAATAAGGCAAATGGATAGTTTTAAAGAATATTTAGAAAAAGGACAGCGTTTAGAAAAGCTTAAATATTTAGAAGAAAAATACGAACGTTTAAGTGAAATCAATGCTAAATTAGAAAAACAATTAACGTCAACACGTAGAGCGTTAAGTGATGCACGTAAAAAAATAGCAAAAGCTAAACGCAAAGAAACTTATATTGAACCAAGAAGTGTTGAAGTTAAAAAACATATTGCTAAAATCATTAAAAATGGTTTTGATGGTAAGGTTAGCGAAAAGGTTATAGAAATATCAAAGCAATTTTTTTATAGTGAAGGGTATATCATGCAAATGTGGTACGATGAAATAAAGAGAACTAAAAATGAAAGTTGAGCCAAAATATAAACGTGTGCAAGCGTACATTGAAAAAGTACAAGATGAAGGGTTTGATTGTAGCGTACGTGAAATGATTTCTAAAATAGCGTTAAAGTTTTCATACAGTGAAGCGCGAGTGAATTCCTTCTGGTATAAAATAGATAGAACAAAAGGTTAGTAATTGCAATGAATGATGAAAAGAAGTTTACTATAGCAAGTCAGATTGAGCCTATTGTTATGTTGCGACTAAAGGAAGCGCGTATAGTTTCTTTTAAGCCGCAAGATGATGGGACTTTTAGAGTTCAAGAAAAGTGTGATAGATATTTCACTGATTATTTGACGAAAAGTGAAATGCTAAAGCTGGCACAAGAAATAATTGATTTGGCAACATAACCTTTTGCGTTAAGCGGTGAGTGAAAGTGGCGAAGCCAACTGTAACGAATCCGACGACCAAAGGGAGTGAATTTAAACGCGTTGTTAGGCGGTTTGCTTGACAACTTAACCAAAAAGAAAGAGGAAACACAAATGGATAATCAACACAAGAAAATCAAAGGCTACCGTGATTTAAGCCAGCAAGAAATTAACGACATGAATGATATTAAAGCTGAAGGCGAACGCTTAAAAAATGTTATTGCAATAATGCGCGAGCGAAAAGGTTTAGATCAACGATGGGTTTCCATAGCTGAAACGCATTTACAGCAAGGTATTATGGCTGCTGTTCGTGCAGTAGCGCAGCCAGAGAGTTTTTAAGTTATGGCTATTGGTGATAAAGCTAGGATGTTACAGAAGTTTGGTGAAGAGCTTTGCAAGGTTGCTAACGACCGAACAAGGCTGCAAATAGCTTTTGAGCAAACATTAAGTAGGCTTGGTTTGCCAGAAAGCCAAATAAACAAAATAGTAAAAGATGTTAGAGCGGCTGATTTTAATAGTTTACACAAAACGTTGCGACTGGATTAACCGCCTAACCTTTTACTTAATGGGTAAGCGTAGCGCGTCCCGTTGAAGTTGTTGTTATGTGACGTATTGGAGGAATGATGAATAGAGATTACGCATTTAAAACTAAATTTGATAACGAACGAATTAAAATTGTTGCGGCAGGGTTTGAAAGCCCTTTGAATGACCTAGTTTTATGCTTAAAAGATGAATACGGTAGGAGTGTTGAGGCTTTGTTAAGTAAGCAAGATATTTTAATACTGGCAAAGTGTGTTGGAATAAATGAAGGCGATTTAACGCAAGACACATAACCTTAACTTAACGGGTTGCGACCCAAAGGAGAAAAATATGGTAAACACACCAATTGATTTAGATTATTTACACACAAATGAAAAGCAAGCTGTTAGCAATCCCGTTGAAGCCGTTGTTAGCAGTGAATTATTAAATACTAAAATTGATAGAGAGAGAGAAAGAATGGAAATGAAAAAAGTATTAGTCAAAGCAAATATAGAGATAATGGTTGAAGTGCCAGTAACGGTAAGTTTAGAGGATGCTGAGAAAATAGCACTGTTTAACATAGAGCCATTAATACCAAGTATCAAGTCAGACTTAAACGAAATGATAAATGATATTGAAATTTATGATTGTGAAGTGGTGAGCACGGAAGAGTTAGAGTAATTCCTGCTAACCCTAAGCTAAACGGGCGCTAACACCGCCCTTTAAATTAACGAAAACAAACTGTTAGCGCTCCGATTTAAGCGAGTTGTTAGCAGAGCAATAACACAAGGATAACAACGAATGCGGATTTTAGTGGCGTGTGAAGAAAGCCAAGCAGTAACAATTGAATTAAGAAGGTTAGGTCATGAAGCTTATAGTTGCGATCTAGTAGAGTGTAGCGGTGGCAAACCAGAATGGCACTTACAGACTGATTTAATGGAGTTATTAGATCAAGAGTGGGATATGATTTTAGCCTTTCCTCCTTGCACTTATCTGACGGTAACAGGGAGTAGGTGGTTTAACGTTGAGCGCTATGGAGATAAAGCCATTAAGCGCCACGAAGACCGCAAAGATGCGATAAGATTTTTTATGGCTATAGCCAATGCAAAATGCGACAAAATAGCTATAGAAAATCCAGTTGGCGTGATGAGCAGCGAATGGAGAAAGCCAGATCAAATAGTTAACCCGTACCAGTTTGGTGATGCGTTTGAGAAGAAAACTTGCTTATGGTTAAAGGGGCTGCCTTTACTAGAAGCGACAAACGAAGTTGAGCCACCAAAAAGAACAGAGTTTGCAAGCGGAAAAACAATGCCTGCTTGGTATGCTGACGCATGGAAACTACCAAAAGAAGAAAGAGCTAAACTGAGAAGTAAAACCTTTCCAGGTATAGCAAAAGCAATGGCAACTCAGTGGGCTGGATTTGCCTGCTAACCTCGTTTTAAAATGCAAAAACGAAATAAGTACTAAACTAAATTGAGAGCATAACAAGCAAGAGGCGCCTAGCTGTTTTTGTCTTTTTGAAAATATTGTTATGTTACCTACACAAATATTAAATTGGAGAAAGAAAAATGAAAGACACAACATTGTTAGATATTGCAATAAAAATAAATGAAGTAGCAAAAAGTGATGGTGTTTATGCCGAAGTTAATTTTAACCCTGAACCTTACAGAAACGCACCAAACGAAATAAAACTATGGGATATAGCGTTAACTTATAATAACTACCGACGAGTAGAGCTATTTAATAATAATATGCAGATAGAAGATTTTGAGGTTGACCGAATAGCGAATATTTTACTAAAAGATTTATTCGCTGATTATTTTAGCAACAAACTTGGTTTAGTAACATAACACTGTTACTAAGGAAATTTAATCCTTCTTTCACACATTAGACCAGTAATCATAAACCATTGTTTTAGTGTGTGAATTTATTTTGAATACGACGATTACGGGGAAATAAGGCAAATAAAAAGATTGAAGAAGTTGGTATGATATATAAAGAATTAAAAAAGCTTGATGCAAACCCTAAGTATACAACAAGAGGTAGTTTCACAGAAAGATACTATATTAATTGCACTTTAAAGATAGGTTAATAATTATGTATAAATACGGCAAGAATAGTCTCGCAAAAATAGAAACAGTTGATGAAACATTACAATTAATTTGTCACAAAGCTATTGAGATAATGAATAACAAGCACCCTAAATCTCATAAGGTAGACTTTGGGATTAGTTGTGGTATTCGTACATTAGCTATTCAAAAAGAAATGTTTGCTCAAGGAAAATCTAAAGCTGATGGTGTTAACAATAAGTCGTATCATCAGTATGGTCTTGCCGTTGATTTTTATGCGTATGTTGATGGTAAAGCGAATTATGACTTAGTGAATATTCAAGCAATCGCGTTATGTTTCTTACAAGCAGCGAGTTTTTACAATGTAGAATCGCGTTGGGGTGGTCATTTTAGCACAATTTATGATTCACCTCATTTTGAATTGCCAATGATTCCATAACTGCTTATAATAATAGGAAATTCTTTTAATTAGTGATGGAATGTTAATTATATCATTAGAACTTTTGTTTATATCTGTTACAATACCGTTAATTATATTCATCGGTATTGTTTTGGTAAAATTATTCTATGCAAAATGAAACGCTTGAAAAAATGTTGGAACACCAACAAACTGAAATTTCAGAAATAAAAGACACTCAAAACGGTATCGCTGAAACATTGCATACTTTAGTTTCTATGGAATCAGGTGTTAAGGCGAATGAACAGAATATTAAAGACCATGAAACTAGGATTCGAGGGTTAGAATCTTATAAATGGGTAACAGTATTAATGGCTTTGGTTATTACCAGTGGGGTTGCTTTCATGGGAAACAAAGCATTAGAGTTGGCAACCCACGCAGAAGAAAATCCACCGATAACCAAAGCTGATATTATTGATGCCATAAAACAAGGTAATAAAAAAGATGTTAGCGACAATAACTAAATTCTTTTCAAGTTCAACTGGCGGCTTATGCGCAAAGATTGGCGCAGTGGCGACCGCTTTAGTCACAATCTATACTTTGCATTCTAATATTGTTGATAATGCAAGAAAGAATGCCTACCTTAAAGCGCAAACAGAATTCAATAAAAAAGTTAATGAAGAAAATGCTAAAGTGTTAGCCGTTGCTAAATTAGAATTTGAGAAACAAAGCAAAGCATATAATGATGAATTGAAAATAGCATTAGCGAAAGCGACAAAAAAGAAAGAAGATTATTACAATCAACTGCTTAAAAAAGAGCGATTGAAAAATATTGAATTAAGTAAAAGTGAGGCGACAAAAAATGAACTTATTAAACGTGCGGAATCAGTTCGTGATACTCTTTCTAGTGATGCTGTCCAGTTGCTCCACGAAACAAGAAATCAAATTAAACCGCCCGTTGACTATGACCTTACCGACCATTAAGAAAGTGGTTGTTGATGATTTATTACCGCCTATTCCTGAGTTATTGTTGCGTCCCTGTTACGATGATTTAACACCCCCTGTTCCAATTACAAATAAAGTTTCTGTTATCTTACAAAATGATGCGACTGTTTTTAGCATGATTAACGAATGCTATTTAAGACAATTACGTTTAATTCAAGAAGTGATATTGCGTGAACATGAATAAAGAGCCGTTATATAAAACATTACGTCATTACAGAATACCAACAGTTTGTTGGGCTTTTGTGTTGATGTGGTCATATATTCATGTTGTGCGAATTATGTTTGACAATTTAGAACATCTTAATCTACAAGTCCTTGGTCTTGCTGCCGCTTTTTTAACACAAGCTGTTATCTCAACGCGTGATGTTTTAAAGGATTTGCGCGACCCAATGAATGACGAGCATCATAAAATAGAGAAATAAATTTAAGTTTTTTCGTTTTATTTTGATATTTTGTTAAAACAATGTTTGCATAATTAAAGTAAATGAGTTAATATTTTTGGTAGTTAGAATTAAGAAGGGAAATACGATGACCGATAGATGTTATGTATCAGAGCAAATCGCAGAATATTGCAATCGTGATGAATCGACAATTTGTTGGGCGTGTGAAAATGTTATTAGCGAAGATGATGAATCAAATGAAATCAGAACTGAATTCGATGGTATTCAATGCGTTTGCGATAATTGTTTTCGTGAAATGATTAATGAAATTAAAGAATTAGTTAAAGGAATGAGGAATGAGGAATGAGGAATGAGGAATGAGAGATGAAAGATGAAAGATGAAAGTGTTAAGTCAAAAAGAATTGATTAAATTGTGGATAGAAGAAGAAGGTGAATATTCTGGTGAATTAGTTTATTTTTTTAATGAAGTTTTTGAGTTTATTAAATGGTACGATGAATATAGAAAGAGGGAATTAAACAATGAAAAATAAAATGTCAACTTCACAAAAACAAATGTTGTATTCTCATGCTGAAATAAATGCGAAAAAGCCGCAGAAGATTCCCAAGAAAATAGATAGTCCTGTGTTGAAAGCGCGTAGGGCTATTGAAAAAATGAATGATGATTTAGCGATTGAGCATATTAATACAGCTCATTTAGAAGAAGATTTTTAGTATGAAAAAAGCAAACTAACCTAGAGCTAATGTGCCACCACGTTTTTTAGGTGGTAGAGTGAGGGGCGAGCGATAGCCAACAGTGGTGGTAGCAATTCAGCGTGTTGTTATGTTACCGTTACAAATATTAAATTGGAGAAATAAGATGAGTATTAGATGCAGATTAGGTTGGCATAATTGGACTAAGTTTGGATTGCCAAAAAGTTGCTATGGACAACTGAGTCAATTTAGGGAGTGCAAACGATGTGGAGTAGTTAATTCCAAGAAAGGCTACCATGAACAAGCCACATCAGAAGAAATAAAAGAATCATTAGATGAAGGTAATGGAGGCTAAGTTGTTTAGTAATATAACCTTTGCGTTAAGCGGCTGTTTACAGTCCGACTTTAAGTTGTTGTTATGTGGCGTATTGAATATTAAAAGGGGATTTAAGATGGAATGGTTACTGGGCATAAGTGTGGTTTTAAATATTTTTCTTGGGTTATTTGTTGCCGCTTTAATTTACGGGAAAGTTAGCGCTGAAAACGAAGCATTCCACGCAAGAGAGGAGTGGAGCAAATGGGAAGATCGCTTCTATGAAGCTCAAGGTAGGTTATTGCAAGACCATAATCTATTTGTTGCACCTACAATGGGTGAGTTTGGCAAGATGATTATTAAGGAACATAAAGACACATAACCGGTTATATTAGCCGGTAAACCGAGCGCAGCGATGATTTATCCGCGCTTAATTTGTTGTTAGCAGTGAATTATTAAATACTAAAACAATAGGAATATAATTATGTTTGGAAGTTTATTAAATAACATTAGTAATACATTAGAAGACTTTATTGATGACCCGATTGGTACAGCGGTAAAGGTTGCAACTCAACCAGTCGTTGATGGTTGTGATTTACTTGAAGGTTTAACGGAGGGAGAGTTTAGGCATAAAGCGGCGTTAAGGCTTGGTGCCGATGTTGA